TGTTACTGCTGATCCAAGTCGTTCATACTAAAGCACACCTTACTTTAGAAACAGATGTGCATGGTCATGCTTACAGAGTATTAAAAAAGAATCCAAAACTAGCAATACCTTCTTGCTACAAATTGGGGTTTTCAAAATGATAAAAGGGGGAAATTTTTTCCCCCATTTTTTTGTCTAAAAAAGTTAATCAGATTCCAGTCTTTTTCAGTCTTCCTGAGATAAAGTCTGACGATGGAGTATACTTACTTTTTTTTCTGAACTCTCTTACAAATTCTTCTAGGTACTTTGGTTTTAGTAAAAAGATTTCTCTAGACTTTTCATTTTGTTCGTCTTCGTATTCAAATACACTAACAGGATATGATGCTACATTACCAGGAACAGATATGTTAAGCGTAGATCCTGTATCATAGTATCTGAGACCGAACGTCACCTGCCTCTCCCACTGACTGCCATTCCACTTCCATGCATTGGTGCCATCGGTATATCCATCACCTACAGAGAACGTTACAGGAGCGTCTGGAGCACTGATCAATACTTGTGGAGCATCGGTGTAGTCTGTGCCAAAGTTAGTGAAGGTCAGACCTGTTACTCTACCATTGCTGATGTTGACATCAGCACTAAGGTCTCCACCATTTCCAATACCACCACCAACAAAAGAAACGCTAGCAGTATTATAAGCACTGCCATTATCAATAATGTTTGCTTTAAATTCTAGTCCCAGTAAAAAATCGGGTACTGCATCAACATCAGGGTTGCCACCAACTAATTGAATAGTGGTGGTATTTCCGTCACCATAATTTAAACCAGGATTTGTCAATGTAATACCAGCGAGAGGTTTGCCAAGGATAATTTCTGCACTAGAATTAACCGCTGGTTCACTTTCTTGCTCTGGGTTTTTAGTTAATGTAATTGTAGAGTCAGTAATGTTAGTAGCAGTAGCACCGATGAAGTTGACACTTAGGATACCATAGTGATCATAGTTTGCTCCACTATTTCCTTCCTGATATAGTCTAAAGTATACATGAGGTTGTTGTACTTCTGCACCAAGATCAAAGTCATAGTTATCAAGGACACCAGTACCAGTTCCATTAGTAACTGCATCAATAACAATACCAAGATCATTCCACTCGTTATTGTTTGGTGCTACACCTGAATCCGTAACTTGGTATTGAATTCTCAGATCTTCTACACCAACAACGTCTGGAGTCTCGCCACCATTAGATCCATTACCACGCACGGCATAGACTCTAACTTTATTAATAGCAGTGGCATTAACAGGATTCAATGTCACGAAACGTGTGCCACTAGAATCACCGAAGCGTAAATGAGTGCCGCCAATATCAAAACCACCAGTAGATCCTGTTCCTGATCCATTAGGAGCGATCGATGTGCCACCACCAAATTCATAGATCTGACTAGCATCTGTAGTATCAAACTTGATACCATCTAGGATGATGTTAGATACCATTCCATTAGTAATCACTGCTGTAGCAGACTGACCTGCTAAACCACCGCCAAGAGTAACAAGTGGGGGGTAGGTGTACCCACTACCACTACTGATAATTCTGATTCGTTTGATGTATCCTGTAGAAGCGAGTGTAGTTTCTCCCAATGCTCCAGTTCCTGTACCAGAGATAACAACTTCTGGTGCTGATTCATATCCTGCTCCATTACTGAAGAGTTGTAAACCAGTAATAGCATACGAGTCTGAATATAAAGTTAATTCTGCTTGCTTTGGTAAGTTCTGTTGTGGAAGAATTGATGTAGTATCTACGATATATTCTGGTGAGTTATAGAATGTTTCATCTACAATCATGCCTGCTTTTTGTACTACTATTCCAGTAGTATCTTTAATCTCATTAGTCTTATAGTATTTAATTGATGAGTAAGGATCTTCATACTTACCTTCAATGTATTTCCTCAACGTATTAGATTCCATTGGCCAATCGAACAATGGGTTAACAATATTATTAGTTAGTAGTAAAACCCAGTCATAATATGGACTACCATAAAACTCTTGTGCAATGAACCATGGTTGTTCAAAGTCTGCGATCCTATACTTTTGAAAGTAGACAGCATACTGCTTAAAATCTTCGCTAAGTTTAAACCTACGAAACAAATTTTTTGCAACGATAAAATCAGACTCCCCAAAAGGATATGAGATAGGTTTCTGATCATACTTAATGTCTGGTAGTAAATTAAAATACATTAGTAAGAAGCTCCTCCGTATGAAATCTCGTTGCTGAATACAAGTTTGTTCTCTGTGAATGCTAACTGCAAAGTAGTAGCAACAGGAGCTCCATCATCATATGTAGCAAACTGACCATCAGGTGTGTAGTTTACTTTAACAGATGTAATTGCCAGTGGTTTGTACTTAGTCAAATATGGATGATCATTTTGACCATGCATAAACCTTACCGTACAGAGGTTAGGAATATCAATGAAGTTCCTGTTTTCATTTTCCTCTGCAGTAGTATCTCCATCAAATAATCCACCTAACGCAGGAGCTGCACCTAGACCAGGGAGAGATGCACGTTTGAATGTAGTAATAATATCACGAATTCCTTCTGCTTCTTTTTTATTACGTGGTGCCATTTTGAAACTCAATCCAAAACCTCTAAGATCAAAACCAGAAAACATCAACTCAGTGTTTGGGTTTAGGATGACACCACCAACACCACCTAGAACATCATTCATACCGACATTAGAACCACCTGATCCTGGTGCTCCATTAACTGCTTGAACAATACCATCAGCAACTAAAGCTGAACTTCTTTGCATGAAGTTGCCTAATGCCTGTGCCGCTTGCCCAAAACCACTAAGTCCACTGCCATTAAGTACTGAACCAGACAATTTCAAAATGTCTGCTTGGTTATTGGTTAGTCCTTTACCACCCCAGGTAGCACCATACTCAGCACCAACATCTTCTGGCATGTACATTACAATAGAAGGAAGACCAGATGTCTCTAAGTCTAGATTACTATTGTTGTAGATACTCAGAGCAGTTTGACCCGCTGCCGCTTTTGATTTTTGCTTTCCATCTTTGCCTGTGACAGTTGTGAGTCCACCTCCCTTTGAATTAGCAGCGAAGGGGGGTTTATATCTCCAAAATTCAAACATAACATAGTCTGTGTTATTATAGAAGACTTCCTCTCTAGGGTAAGATAATCTTTCTGTAGGTGCGTTATTCCCTCGTCTGCCACCTTTTATAACTATTGTTTCGTCTGCCATTAATTTTCCTAGTAGTTCTGTACGACTCTACGACCTTTTATTCTGTCGTAGTATGATTCATTGGTCTCTTCCCAAACAAGTTCTTTATCATAAGGGAAAGCAGTAGAACCTATGTTTCTCACAAAATCTTCAGTAGGAAGAAGGATAGCAGTATCCCACTCATCAATAGCAATATCTAAAAGTAAACCATCAACATGGTTTTGTAAGTATTTATGGAAACATAGTTTAGGAATATCAATTCTTCCTCCCATTAGTTTTTTGGTTGCCGAAATTCTTTTCTTTGGACTCATGTAGTGGAGATTAGCTCCAAAGAATTCTGTTGGTGATGCCTTTAGTACATACACAAGTGGAAACTTATCATAGTATGGTAAGTACTTCATCTTTGCTTTGTATTCAAACATCATTAGATGTCCTTGTTTAGGATACCTACGAAGTTCATTCTCATCTTGGTTATATCCTAGTTCGTCTCGAACGAACTTACTCATGTCTTTTTTGTATGTAGATGCTTCTTGTTTTACAGCAGATCTATACCAAGATAGTGTTTTCTTTTCTCCGTTAGTTGCGTTACTTATTTTTTCAAATAGAGTATTCTCTTTGGTGTAGGTTTTGTTTTTCTGTATAGTTTTAAAACCTTGTGCCATTTTAGACTCCTAAGTGTTCTTCGGTGAGGATTAAAAATTTCATCTGCCTGTCCTCACAGAAGTCCTCAGCTGCAGACCACTTAGCGCGGTTCTTAGCGTAAGTTAGAACTTCTCTTTTCCAAGAGGCAGTCTTACGTTTTGGTTTATCATTCGGTGCTTGTGTTTGCTTCTTGGGTTTAACTTCGATCAGATATTTACTGACCATACCTGACTTAGACACAACTTTAATATAGAAGTCAGGGTAGTAGCGGTGGACTCGTCCGTCTGTTGGACAACGATAAGGAATGATTACTTCCTCGCTACCCCACTCAACTATGGAGGTGTTCATGTCACAGAAATACATAAACTTACGTTCCCACAGACTTCTATAAATGATACGGGTAGGGTTACCCTTATACTTCTGTGGATGCTTGGGTTTATATATCCCTGAATATGCCATAAATATAAATATACCACCTCAATTATTTAGCGTGTCAATAAAACACTTTATGGATACGATCTCCGCTCACGGCGGTCTATCTTACAGCAATAATTATGATGTAGAGTGGGTCTTTCCTACAGGAGTAAAATCTGAAGAGGGCGCAGCATCAGTGCCAAATAAACTTGTCACTCGTCTCAATGAGTTCGGGTTTGACTTGGGATTGGGGGGATCTACTAGTAAGGTTGGTGATCAAGAGGGAGTTGTGAGTGGAAACATTCTCAAAACTGCTGTGAATTCTAAAGGTATGGTTATAAAATACTTTTGTGATGAAGCACAACTTCCTAACGTCTCCGCTGCTACTGGTCAAATGACTGGTAGATATCTCGGAGAAGGACAAGTTAACTACCCTCACACTAGAATCTTTACTGACTTTCAATTGGGGTGGATTTGTGATGCAGATATGACGCCACTAAAGTTTTTAAACATTTGGTATGGTACTATATTTAATGAATACAATTATGCATCGGGAGGAGGAACAGCAGCTAACGTAGGTGCAATCGAACCTTCCAACAATAAGGGATTGTCTCTATCTTCACAAAAAGATAGAGCAAATGAAGGAAACAACATTGCTAGACATAGAAGTGTTAGACTTTCGTATCCAGAAAGTTATCTTGCTTCGTGTACTATCACAAAAACAGAGAAGGGAAAGTTTGGTGCTAACAGTAGAGCATCAATGTCATATACATTGCTAGATGTATTTCCATACTCTATCGACTCTGTTCCTCTATCTGCAGGTGCATCACAAGCAACTAAAGTAACCGCAAACTTCTACTACTCTAAGCATGTTGTTTCTTACAACAATATCAGTAAAGCAAAACTATAGGATTAAAATATTATGGCATTACCATCTATTACTACACCAACTTATGAACTTGAGTTGCCATCCACTAAGAAAAAGATTAAGTACAGACCTTTTCTAGTAAGAGAAGAGAAAATTCTACTCCTTGCTACTGAAAGTGAAGATCCAAAAGATGTTAAGCAAGCAGTAAAAGATATTGTAAAGGCATGCGTGATCTCGCGTATCAAAATTGACGATCTAACATCATTTGACTTGGAGTATTTGTTCCTTCGCATCCGTGCAGTATCTGTGGGAGAAGAAGTGCAAATGAAAATTACTTGCAACGATGATAATGAGACTAAGGTAGACTATACTATTGACTTAACTGAAGTTGAGGTTGAAGTTCCAGAAGGACATGACAAAAAAATTATGTTGACTGATAACCTAGGTATTATTATGAGATACCCTGGTCTAGAACAATTTGTTGATCTTACTATGATTGGTAAGAACTTAGATAATGTTGATGAAGTATTTGATTTAGTTGCTAATTGTATCGAACAGATTTTTGAGGGAGATGATGTTTATGATTCAACTACGACAACTAAAGAAGAGTTTGTTCAATTCATCGAGTCTCTAACTCAAAAGCAATTTGAATCGGTACAGAAATTCTTCGAGACCATGCCTGTCTTAAGACATAAGTTTAAGATTACTAATCCAAATACTGGTGTCGAATCTGACTATCAATTGGAAGGACTGCAAAGTTTTTTCGGATAAGTTTGTTTTACAATAACTTGGCGAACTATTATAAAACAAACTTTGCTTTGATGCAGCACCATAAATATAGCTTGAATGAAATTGACAACATGATGCCATGGGAGCGTGAGGTTTATATCTCTATGCTCAACCAGTGGATTAAAGAACAAGAGGAAAACCAAAAGAAAGCTAATGCCTGAACCTACTCCAGAAAGGAAAAAAAGTCTTGGCGAACTCATCGAACGCATGGAGAAGGGGTTCGATGAGAACATGCTGGATCCTCTTTTGGAATCCATTTATAAGGAAGATGAAAATGGAACACCAGATCCTGAACCACTTCCAAGTGAATCTAAGGTAACATTTAAAGAAAAAAAGTACGCTGTAATTAAAGTTCCTGGCGTCAGTTCAAGTAAGAATTCTGTTGCGGCTGGGTTAAGTAGTAGAATTGGTTCTACTTTTACTGCTGCAGCGAGAGCGAGACGTGCAGATAGAGAAGCAGGAGGAGCAGAGAAAGATAACTTCTTCTACCTCAAGAAGGCAGCAGCATTTAATTTTGGCGGCGATAAGATTGCTAGGACTAAGGGTAGATTCTCTAAGAGTCCTCAAGCATATCAAGACCCTGCATTAAGTAAAGACGAAAGGTTTACAGCGAGAGTAAAACCTTTTATTGGTGCTGCAGCTCCAGAAAAATCTGGAGGTAGTGGTGAGAACATAGGTAAGAATGTATCAGATGCTTTCAGCAGATTAGGACAATCTTTTGATGGATGGTGGGATAATAAGTATGAAGTCTTGGAAGAAATTTCTGAGATATCTAATACCACTAGTCAAATTACAGTTGAAAATATTGAGGAGAATAATAAACTCCAAGAAGATAATAATACTCTCCAGAAAAAATTAGTACAAGTAATTGCAAAGCAGCGAGAGGAAGAAGACGCTGCACAAAAAGAAGCACGAATGGAAGCGCAGTCAAGGATGACTCGCACTTCAGGATATTCATGGGGCAGAGAAAAAAAAGGAAAGAAAGATGATGATGATGGTGGTGGTGGTGGAAACTGGATGAGAAAACTTAGAAGGCTTAGAAAATTTGGGAGGAGAATAAGAAATCCTAAGAAAACTTTCCAAGCACTTAAAAGATTAGGTAAGCAAAAACTTAAAAAGATTCCTGGAGTGAAGCAAGTCAACAACTTCATGAAGAATAAGAAACCTTTACAAGGTTTGAGGAACATGTTTGGTGGCAACAAAGCAAAGAATGCTGCTAAAGTTGCTGACACTGCTGGTGATGCAGCTAAAGGTGGTGGTATACTTTCTAAATTTGGTGGGTTGAAAAGTGGTTTAGGCACTCTAGCTAGGAGTCCTCTTGGTAGATTCGGCGGTCGAGCAATGATTGGTTTGGGAACTCTTGCTGGTATTGCCACAACCAAAGATAGAATTGCTAAGATGAATGATCCTGAGTTTCAGAAAATGGTTCAGGCAAAAAGAGACAGGGGAGAAATTCTATCGAGCGATGAACAGTATGCTAATCCTTTTGGCGTTGCTACTGGTGCTGCGAGTGCTATCCCTGCTCTTGGTTTACCTGTTATAGCAGGTGAAATGTTAGGTAACTCAAGGATGGTTCAGCAAAGAGGAATTGACCTTGCTGATAACAGAAAAAATAGAGTCAATAATGTTCTTGACGGGATCGGGATATCATCGACATACAAGGGTGGATCTTTAATGCCTAGTGATGGATCTATTCCAACGATCACACAAGGTAGAGACAATAGAAATATCTTTCAAAAGATGGGAGATGGTTATAATAATTTCGTTTATGGCACTCAAAAAATGGCATCGGGTGGTGTCATGGCAGGAGAAGCAGGACCAGAGAGTATCTTTGATCTTGAATCTGTTATGGGAAGAAAGGTCACAGATAAAGCATCTACTGTAGAAAATAGTGCTCTTGCTGCTGCTCCATTCATCTTAGGTATCTCTAGGAAAGTATTAGAAACTTCAGGTGTTGGCACTGAAACTATCAAGTCTTTTTATGAACAACAAGTAGCACCATTAGAAAGGATGTTTGGTGTATCTAATTTCTCTATTCGTTCTGACGTTGGTAAGGGTGTTGATCAAGCACAGAAAGCATCGACTGGATCTGTTGGTGGTTTTGATCTGGGCGGTCTCCTAGGGGGCATTGGTAGCATGCTTGGTAGTTTGTTTGGTGGTCCTGCACAAGCAGCAACACCTGGTGGTGGAGCAATGGGAGCGACACTATCTGGTACTGCAGCAGACAGAGTAGGTAATGATCCTGAGTTCTTACAAGAAGTCACTAGACTATCACAAAAATATCAAATTAAAGAAGGTGACTTGCTTGGACTGATGGCATCTGAGTCTGGATTAGATCCAAAATCAGACAATGGAAAAGGATTTGTTGGATTGATTCAGTTCAGTGCTGATAGTGCAGCAGCAGTTGGTACAACACAAGCAGCACTCAAGTCAATGACAAGAGCACAACAGATGAAGTATGTTGAGAAGTATTTTGACTACTGGAAGTTACCAAAGGGTGCTAGTGCTGGTCAATTATATGCTACTGTATTTGCTCCTGCTTATGCTAGTAAGGATGATAGTACTGTACTATACAGCTCACCTTCAGAAGCATATCGTGGTAATAAACCACTCGATTCTAATGGTGATGGAACCATTACTGTAGGAGAAATGGGTGGAAGGATTGAGAAAAAGAAAAAGGAGTTTGGTATTGCTGACTCAGGCATACGACAGCAACCACCTGCCCAAAATGCTGCACAACAATTACCAGCAGCACCTGCTCCTGCACCCACAAATAATGGTCATGAACACAATCAAATGCCTGGACCCATTAATCCAATGCCATTTACATTTACAGCACAACCAGTTGCAACACCACCACCAGTGATGCCATTACCAGTGGTTGCTGATAAATCAGCAGGTGCTCAAGTAATTCCATTCAATGTAGGTGGGGTACAAGGATACACCACAAAAACTCAAGGTTTTGAGGGAAGAGAAGTTACTAAAACATATGACATGCGAGGAAACAGATATCCATCGTTCCAAGCGTTACATAAGGCTAGATTACAAATGCAATGATAAATATATGGGTGAACCTAAATTGAATATTCGATTACCTGAATTCCGAAAAATTTATCCCGCCAAAAAATAGCGAAAAAGGTCGAGCATGGCAGCGTACACAGTAAATTATCAAGCACCTCAATATGGGAGCGCCGCTAGTGAGATTGGCGCTAAGATTAGTGGTGCAATGGACTCCGCTGCACAGAAGAGAAAAGAAATTGATGATGAGATTGCTGCATTACAAGAAAAGAAAGAACAACGTGGTGGTCAACTCAATGATGAGGATTCGGCAAGACTACAAGACCTATTAACATTTAAAGAAAGCAACAGTACTCCTGGTAGTCTTGCAGCCTCTCAGCTGATCTCCGACTTCGGTGGAGACAAACTAAGAAGGACCATGGGATTCTTCCAAAAGAATCCTGCAGATGAAAATGATCCTGCATTAGATAAGAAGCAAAGATTTGATGCTCTCATCAATAAAACGATGAAGCCTCAAACAACCAGGCAATTAGAGATTGATGGTGATACTGTTGACGACAATACTAAGTTAGCATTAAGTAAACTAACTCAATTCATTGCAGATTCTGTAAATGGAATCACTGATAAGGTACGTGGTCTCAAAGAGAGCGACGGGAAAGTTGCTAAGATACAACTAGAAACGAACAATAATGTTCAAGAGATTCAAAGGCATTTTGCCAAGAACAATGAAGTACAGAAAGCATCAAATGTAATACAGCAAGATTTATTTAATCAGACTCTAGAAAATGCTGATGATAGAGAGAATGATGAGATAGAAGCAAGAGGAGAAGCAGGTAGTTCAGCAACTGGTGGTCAAGGATATTCATGGGGTAGAGAAGGTGGAAAAAGTACACTATCAAGTATATTTGATTTTGGTAAGAACCTTCTAGGTTTTGGTGGAGGCAATAAATCTAGACCAACATCGAATCAATATAGTGGTCAGATAGGACCACAACCAATGAATTCGTCGGGTCCATGGTCTTCTGCTGGTCCTGGTGAATTTGGTAATGCGGCAGGTAACGTCCCTAGGATGCCTGCAAGGGTCAACATGTCACAAGGTGGCATAGTTGCTAACAATACCTATAACGACAGAAGCAGGGTGTTTAAGGCGGCATCTGGCGCTGTTTTATCTGGACCATCATCTCTACCAGAGATGAAGAAGATGAGTGGTGGGGGAATGGTTGATAGTCCCACCCTTATTCCTAGTAATAGTGCAGTCATCCCTAAAGATACGATGACTCAATCTGTCAAACAGAATCCAGAGAATCAAAAGAAAGCAGGACCATTTGCTAAACTAATACAACTTCCTACCTTACTAGCAGGTTCGATGATGACTTCCATCGCTGGAAGTGTATTTTCTAAAGGCGGAATGTCTAAGTTGTTTAGACCTGTACTTCGTAAGTTTATTGCTCCTGCAGCAATGGCATTTGGTATTCCTTCTGCTGTTGCATTATCAGCAATCGGTGGTAGTTCTTCACAGGCAGCACCTGGTGGTGGGTCAGCAGGGGGTGGGGGAGGAGACCCCATGAAGGCAATGAAAGGCATGATGTCTAAGTTCAAGGGTGCAATGGGCATGAACCAGACACAAGGCATGACAAATGCAATGAGTCCTGGTGGTAATGTTACTAATGCCCAACCAGTTAGTGGATATACAGCAACATCAGCATTTGGTATGAGGGAAAGTCCTACAACAGGTCAAATGGCGATGCACCAAGGTGTTGACTATGCTATTCCACAAGGAAAACTAATCTCTCTCAAGAAAGGTGGTGAAGTTACTGAAGTATTGCCACCAGATACTAGCAATCAAGTGTCTGGTATTGTTAGAGTCACCCACCCAGATGGTACTGAGTCGCGTTATGTTCACCTCAGTAAGGTAATGGTTAGGAAAGGTCAGCAAGTAGATGCTGGTGCTGCTGTTGGTGAAGTTGGTGGTGAACCTGGACTTCCTGGTGGTGGTGGATCAACTGGTCCTCACCTCCACTTTGAATATTATCCAAGCACAAGTTCTGGTCCTGTCGATGGTAGTGGTGTCGCTGGGCAATACTTTATGGTTGGTGGTCAATTAACTGCAACACCACAATCAACAACTCCCCAAGCACAAACACCACAAAGAACTGCACCTAGTTCACAAGCTGCAGCAAATACAAGTCCATTCCTATTGCCCTTACAGCAGAGAACGGGACCTCAACCATCTTTGTTGAACCAAAATACATTTTCATCACAATTCTTATCCATTTATAATTTTGAGTCGCCCTACACTCCGACCTTGCCATGACTACTAATTCCGCTAAAACTTTTAAACCAAGCAAAGTAACTCTTACCAGTGTAACTGGTGAAGAATATATTATTACCGATTTGATTGGTATCTTTTCATATTTTGAAGATATCTTCACGCCATTTGTTAGTGCAAATATGTCAGTTATTGATAGTGGCATGAACTTGATTGGTACTTTGCCTATTCAGGGTGGAGAGAAAGTTAATGTGACATTTACCAACATTCAAGAAGAAGAAGTCACTTACGAACTAGTAGTTTGGAAGGTATTTAATAGACAATTTGATAGGAAGGTGCAGATTTATAACTTGGCACTTCTATCTCCAGAAGCAATTACAAATGAAACTGCTCGTGCTACTGATAAACTTAAAGGTAAGACAGAAGCGATCATTCAATACTTACTACAAAATGAATTGAAAACAAAAAAACAATTATTCGCAGAGTCGTCTAAGTTTTCCGAGAATATGTTCCCAAATGGCAGGAAATGTCATGCAATTATTCAGAAGTTAATGGTCAGATGTGTACCCAAAACATCTAAGTTTGAATCTGGTGGTTCACCAGCAGCTACTACACAAGGTAGTCAAAATTTAGGGGAGAATGCACAGAAAGCGAAAGGAACAGCAGGTTACTTGTTCTTTGAAAATAAGGATGGATTTTTCTTCCAGTCTATTGATAAACTATGTTCAGATGGTACTGATAGTTTCGATGGGAAACCACCTGTTGCAACATATGAATCTAGACCAGCAGTAAACAATAATGCCGAGCAAAACTTTTATACTATTGAAGAGTATAAGTTTACAGATGAAATTGATATCATCGACAAGTTAAATAATGGAGTATTCTCAACTCATATGTGCTTCTTTGATCTATCAGCACAAAAATATGAAGAGTATCAGTATGACATGAGAGAAACTTTCAAGAACATGTCACATCTTGGTAGTCAAACTAAACTACCACAGGCACAAGCAGAGTCTGCTGCTAAACCAAGTAGGATTATGTCTATCCTTTTAGATCATGAGTCTTGGTATTCTGATGAGAAAGTTGCTAGGTTGGAGGAAGATGGTGATGCTGAGTTCCCTGACTATGCAAAGTATTGGGTAACACAATCTATTGGTAGGCGTTACTTAATGGAGAACCAAAAAATTGAGATTAGTGTGCCTGGAAACTCAGAATTAAGAGCTGGGGATAAAATTGTTATTCTTATTCCTAACATGTCAGCTGAGGCACTTAGGATAGAGCAACAATATGATGAAGAAAATAGTGGTACGTATTTAATTTCTCAGTTGTCGCATAACTATATCTGTAAGAAAGAAAACGGATCACCAGAATTTGTTACAAGAATGGCACTTATTCGTGATACATATGGTATTAAAGAATATGAGTCGAACGTTAAATAAGAGTAGGACTTATTAAAGAATGGATTCTTCAGTAAACTCACTATACCCTATACACCAGATTGGATCCGATGGATTCTCTTGGTGGATTGGGCAGGTAGAAACTAATAAGAAAGATGATCCTAAAAGATCTGGTCGATATCGTGTGCGTATTATTGGACAGCACTTGAAGACTGGTGATAATGCTACACCTACTGATGAACTACCTTGGGCACATTCAATGATGCCTGTTACTACACCTTACATAGAGGGTGGTACTAGTGGAGCATCTCCTGGTCTAAAGCGTGGTTGTTTTGTTATTGGATTTTACATAGATAATGATAAGCAGAAACCCATCATCATGGGTTCCGTTGGTGGCGTAAAGAATGCAACGAAAGAAAGTAATGATGATGACACTGGTTCTGGTCCACTAAACTTCAAAGCAGTTAAAGATCCTGAAGTTGTACCACAAAGAGACAGGTCTGTTGATAATCAGGAAGGAAAAGGTGAAGACGGGGGTAATACAGATAAAGGTGTTGTTGATACCGACAAAGCAGATACAAAAGGTGGAGCGCCACCGATTTTAATTGCAGCATATGGTAAGCATAGCGAGACTAATCCTACAGGAGGAAAGAGTTGTGTTGTCATTGCTAACCCTAATTGTGGACAAGAAAAGAATCTAAAGAGCGGTCTCACTAGACTCATGGGTGATCTTCTCGCTGCTAACCAAGCATCTGGAGGAAACATTGGTGACTTCTATGTCAGTAAAATCAATGGATTGATTTACAACCAAGTTAATATTGCAAGGTATCACATTGGTAGAGTGGTCCGACTCGTAAAGAGTTTTATCATGAGAGGTAAATCAGAAATTGTAAAAGGTATTAGAGAGGGTATTAAAAAACTAAATGAGTTGATACTAATAGAAGAAAAAACAACAGGTTATGTAGCACAAGGACCATATATTGATCCTGATAAAGCATTTAAACCAATCAAAGAAAAAAGTAATAAATTAAAAAAAGTCAAAGAAATTTTTGATAATATATTTGGAGAACTTGGTTGTAGTATTGCTGACTTAACAGATACTATTGCTAAATTTATTACTGACCTTATCATGGGTTTCTTGACAGATGTATTCAATAATGCTGCATGTTTTATTGATACCATGGTTGAAGGTATTCTTAATGAAATCCTTGCTGGTCTTGAAAGCATCATCAGTAAAGTGATGGCACCAATCAATGCAATACTACAAACAATTGCAGCACCTCTTAATATTATTGGTGGTATCGTTAACTCTATCTTTAGTCTTCTTGGTATCAGTTGCACTGGACCAGGATCAAAATGTGAACCAATTCAAGAGAAGTGCGTTGATTGTTCTCGCGATGATGGTCAAGATGATCTAGACAAACTACTTGAGCAACTTGAAGATGGCATCGGTGATACATCTCTATTTGTATGTAATGAGGCTAAACAAACACCACCAAAACAATCTACAGTAGTCACGTTTATCGGTGGAGTTTATGATGAACCAGATAAAGATCAGGTTCCTGATCAACCACCATATAAGACAGATCCTGAAGTTAATCCTCCTGAAGGAGTGAAACCAATTGAACCTGAAGATCCTATTATTCCTGATGTACCTGAAGATGACGATGATGATGATGATCCTATCATCCCAACTGATCCTGAAGAAGATCCTGAAGAGGAAGATCCCACGCCAGATCCAGATCCAAATGCACCACCATTCTTCTCTATCTCTGCTGATAAGAGCATCTATGAAGAGGGTGAGGTTATTACTTACACCATCACATGTGTAAACGTTGCTAACAACACCGAAGTTCCTTTAGTGTTGTCTGGTAATCCTCTGTCGGATGATGACTTTGCAGAAGGACTATCAGGAACTGCTACAATTAGTGGTGTATCTGAAACAACAGATAGTGACGGCAACATAACATATAGTCAGGGGACAGCACAATTCACTAGAACTAGTGTTGTTGATGGTGATCCAGCAGTAATTGTACGTTGCAGACTCAGTAACAATCCAACAATCTTTACTGATGTAGTTATTGATCCACAAGGAACATTTGATGAACCAGTTCTACCTCCAGATCAAACTGCACAAACATGGGAGATCACTACTGATAAGACAGAATATCTGGAAGGCGAAGATGTTATCGTAACAGTAACTACAGAGAATGTAGAAGATGGAACGCCTGCTATCTATTCTATGCTTGGACTTGGAATTACTCCTAGTGATTTTGTTCTTAATAGTTTAAGCGGTAACTTTGAAGTCAATAATAATACAGCAACAATTGTTATTGGTATTCAAGATGATATCGCAGATGAGGATACAGAATCTGTCACTCTTATACTGAATGGTAAAGGTGCGAGCACAGAGTTTAATATTCTTGCAGATATTCAAGAAATTGTTCCTCCTTCTGATGATGACGATCCTGGTACAGATCCAGACGAATTTAATCCAAACAAACCAACCACCCTACCACCTATCACTGATGATGATGGTAGCATCATTGAAATTCCTATCAATATTCCTGGTGGTCCATATCAGACGGCACCCGCAGTTATTATTACTGGTGGCGGATATGGTGCTGGTGCTGTTGCTCTACTTGATTCTAACGGATTTGTTAGTGAAGTTAGAGTTACAAGACAAGGCACCAACTATGTTGCCAATACACCTTCATCAAATAATCTTCAATGTATTATTGACTCCTTCACTTTAATCTCTCCTGGTGTTGGGTATACTTCTGCTCCAGTAGTTCTAGTTGATGGTGAAGCAGGTATTGCTGAGGCACTTATTGATGACAGAGGATATGTGGTCAGTGTACGCACAACTGATCGCGCCAAGAGATATGAAAAGATGCCTAAGGTTCTATTCTTGGGTGGGGGAGGAGCTGGTGCTAGATTCTTACCTAACCTCGCTTGCCTAGATAGTATTGGTCTTGAAACCCGAGGTTATGCCAAGATCGGTACTGGAAGTTACATCGATTGCCCATAATGGATACCAATTATAATAACACTACAACTCATCAACCGAGTAAAAAGCAAGCAGATCTACAAAGTAAGGGATCTGCACGTCCATCGGGTTCTGATGATCTAGAAAAAGGTCAATTTGCTAACAAAGATTTCCATGTCATCGCTAAACATAATGGTTGGACAATGGGATCATATGAAAATGAAGATGGATCAAATGGATTTATCCTAACCAATGGTCAATCTATGTTCCACTTTGATGTCAATGGCAATATTGTCTTGGCAACAGGTGAACCTGGACAATCAGGTTGTGGTGGAAAACTAGTCATTCATGCTAAAAATCAACATCAAGTTACAGACTCTGTAAATATCCACGTTCGTGGTAATGATGAAGAGACAGACAAAGGATTTGCTGGTAAAACAAACGAAAACACTCCAGCATATTCTTTATATGTTGAGGGAGATGTTGCTATTGAATCACAAGGTGGCAATGTGGGCATGAAAGGTGACAATATCACCATCAACTCACAAAATACACTTACATTAAAAGCAGACTCCATTGATCTTCTAGCAGGCGATGGATCTGGAAAAATTAATATGGTTGGTTCAGACATTAACACCGACTCTACTTTTATGAGATGTAATGTTGATGGTGGTTTCTATATTGATGGGTCAGGTGAGTTCGCTGTTAACCAGAAGAAGAAACCTGGAGCAAGTGCATCTATCAATACAATTGGTACTATTCAACATATTGCAACAGGTTCTTATAGTTTATCATCCCGTGGTGATATGCAAATAGATTCTACCACAGGTCACCTGCTGTTGCAATCAGATAAAGGTGGTGCCGCATTAAAAACCAAAGGTAAGTACATCGAAGATATTACAGGTTCTTACAAAGGTATGATACGAGGTAAGTCTCTGGGTAAAAACGCAGATGCTGCCTATACATTAGAACTTGGCGCTGGTATTGGTGGATCATATAAAATGGAAACAAAAGGTAAAGTTATTATTGATAGCAAGTTGCAAATGGAAATCGATGCTATGCAACTCAAGTTTACTACCAAAGGACCGATCAATGTCATTGGTAAACCCATCTATCTAAATTAAGACTTCAGTTACCTAAATCCCGAAAAAAATTCTCCACCATTTTTTCTGGAAAAAAGTCGAGCTTGACAAATCCCTCCGTACCCAGTAAACTAACTCTGTTAAGGGTTCAAGGATCACTGTAACTCTAAATAACTACTGAATCAAACTTCATCATGAATTATAAACCCTACTCACAAGAATGGCATAGATACAGATACTTAAAAGAAGCAATTGATAAGTATATTGACGACTACGTTGATACTGATACTATCATGAATGATATTCTTGGTGTTGTCTGTGATCGTCAAGAAAAAGCACATGCTGAATATCATAGATTAGAAGAACTAGAAATGAAACTCGATTTTAGAGACTAATATGCTATCTACTCAATACAGACTACGAATGGAATTCATTTGTAAATGCATTGCAAATGGAGAAGAAGTAAAATTATCTGATATGATCTGGGCAAATAAATTAGCAAAAGCAAATACTTCTGCTAATGAAATGTTGAAGATGGCACGTCGTCAAATCACATATAAGATTGAAGAAGGAAGTACCGACGATTTTCTGAATAGGATGGGTTTAGGAGATCCCGATCCATCCAACCATAAAAAGGGATTCACTGATGCTGATGATATCAAAAATTGGTTTCAGCAAGACAAACCTGATGACTGGAGACAACGTGACTAAGAAACAATACAAACAATTGCTACTGGACCACTTTACAGAGCAGTTAAATAAACTCACAGCGAAGGAACTCAAAGAACTTGCTGCGAGACACACATGAATGATTATGTCTGTATCCCCATGTGGGACCCTATTTACGAGATGATGCGCTATCATTGGGTACACAAGTCAGAAAAGGATCCTGAGCAATTCGTGCAAAACCTTAACCCAGAGCAAGAACTGCTATGAG